AGTTTCATTTGAAACATATTATGCAACAACACAAGCAGATTTTGCAAATGTATCAAGTACAGTACACGGAGATTTAGCATAATGGCTAGTATATTAAGAGTAGATACATTAACAGATGCAAGTAGTAATAATAGTATTGCTACGAGTATAGTATATGGTGGTGCAACAAGAGCATGGTTTACATTAGGTGTAGATGCTGCATTGGATGACAGTTTTAACTGTAGCTCTGTGGATGATGACGGAAGTGGAGACTTTGGCATACATTTTACAGCAAACTTTAACAATGCTTTATATGCCTCAGGAACAGGAATGACTGTTGATGGATTAAATGACAGAATGATGGTGCAAAGTCCAAGTAAAGCATCAGATGCAGTAGAAGTAAGGTTATTAGCTACAAGCAGTGGTTCTGCTACAGAGTCAAACATCACCCATTGTGAAGCAGTAATTAGTGGAGACCCAGCATGAGTAAAGCATCTGATTTAGCAAGATTAGTTACAAGTGGCTCTACTGCTATA